TTATCTATCATGGAGTTCTTTACTCAAAAGTATAATCAATCAGCAGGTTGTAATCCTTGGCCTATAAAAGGTGCTGTCTCACTTGATGGTAAGTTTGTAACAACACATCAGGATGATGAAGATCTTGAGCCATACTTCATGATTGATACACCTGATGGCGTTGGGTACATCTATCCTTACGCATTCGTAGCACTACCAACTAAAGCAGGTGGACATACCATAGTGAGGATGGACTAATGTATGACTTTGACAATGACCCAAAGAGACTAAAGGACAAGTTATTCTGTAGCATGAGCGCACACTTCTTGACTGAGGAACTACCAGTCGAGGCTATTGATTGGGAAGAGGAAAAGATTTATGAATGGATAGAAGAAAACAAGTGGGAGCCTCTTGAGTATTGGGATGCTCACATGGTGATGGAGCTAATCGAGAGTGCCGCTTATCATGGCTATCTGTTTATGAAAAAGAACTGGGAGGAGTTGAATGATGAAAGTAAAAGTTTATCGTGAAGACAATGAAACTATGCAAGAGTATTACAATAGGAGGACTAGAGAACGTAAAAAATATGGCAAGTCTATACTTAAAAGATTTAAAGTAACTAAGGGTTGTGCTAAGTGTGGTTATAATGAACATCATGCAGGACTAGAGTTTAATCATATTATACCTCAGTCTAAAAGGAAGGATAAAAGTTTTAACATAGGACATCACGCACACTACCTAGCAATGAGTAATGGTTCAAAGAGTAGAGCTACGATAAAGAATGAACTTAAACAGTGTGAGGTATTGTGTCGTAACTGTCATGGTATAGTAACTTTTGAAGAGGAACATTGGAGGAATAAAACAAATGCTACCCGATGAAATGGAAGCTGAGAAAAACAGGAAGATAATTCTTGCACAGGCTGATGAAATAGATATACTCAAGCGTAATGTGCGAGACTTAGAGGAACAACTTAGAGATGCACGTATAAGAAATGCTAACCTGATACAAGAGAAGTTTAACTTATACGATGACATATCTAATCTGATAAAGGAGGACTTAGAATGCAGATAAATGAACAAACTAAACAGATCATACGAGAGATCGTAGTAGAACTATTCAAAGAAGTAGCATCCAAGCAAACGTTTGGAGTAAGCGATGATGTACTGATGTTAGATGAACACCTACATGATTGGACAGGTAGGAAGATCGACAAGTACAAAGTAAATGTATATGGTGCAACACTAGAGGAGAGATACTAATGCAACCACAAGAACTACACGCACATGCTAGGTGTAAGTATGAGCCGACACGTGTGCAGAAACAATTAGAGTGCCGACTATTTGGTAAGACATTCCGTAGTGTGGCAGCAGCAGCAAGGTACTATGACCTGTCACTGTCTACTGTATACCAGTGGCATCATGAGCATAAACATAGAGAAACATTCCCTAAGACTGCACGATGGGATAAATGGAGGAATGACAATGAAGTGGTTAATATTGATAGCACTAGCGCAGGGTAATCCTTTTACCATAGATCACAAACCATTTGATACAGAGGATGATTGTGTAGCATGGGTTAGTGACTTGAACAATGCACAAGAGTTAGCAATAGAAGTGATTGCTGAAGTAGGTTTTAACAATCCAGTGACAGGTGTTTACTGTATCACTGATCAAGAGAGGAAGAGATATGAAACTATACAAAAACTCTAATGGAGTATGGGCAGGAACACAAGCTGACGCACGTAAGTATTGCGGCAAGGACTATCAGACTGTCGATGTACCCACTGACAAGCCTAACCTGTTGGGGTTTCTGAATCTCAATCAGGTAGGTAGCCTAGCCAGTAGCCCTACGTTGGAAGAGGTAAGAACTGGTGAGCCTGACCATGAAGCTATGTCATGGTTCAGGTGGGCGTATGATTCTATGCTACGAGGTCAGTACAAAGACGCAGAAGCAATGTTATATAAGGGATTAAAAGATGATAGAACTACTACTAGCGATGGTTGAGGAACAGAATCCTATTCACAAGTATTGCATGTCCAAGCATGACCACTGGACAGGTAGGGCTGCGTGTGTACAAGAGTTACGCCATGCCCAACGCAAGCTTGAGGTAGAGAGACTAAGACAATTCTTAAAGGACAACCCACATTACAAGTATCCAGGAATGGCTTTGCCGAATGGAAAAATAAAACCACTTGACGTATGCTGGGGATCTGCTAAAACTTATGGCACAAACAAAGAGAGGAGATGCTAATGTCTTATGAAGTATGGTTTGGACAGAATGGTAAGTGGTTTGGTTACCACTCATTCAAATATAAAATGGATGCCCAACGCTATGAAGAGCGTTATCAAACGGTATTCCCTAACTTAACTGTAGAGATAAGGGAGAGAGAACATGGTAGTTATAGCTAAAGTACAGCCACTATCTCAGGTCATCATGCAAACAAAACGTAGACGTGATGACTACGAATGGGATGGTGACTTTGAGAAAGCACAACTAGAAGATGAGTATTTAAAATTATTACAAGCTGATGAAGAAAGAGGTGAGACATGGTATCCCAACTTTTAGCAAACTTATTCCCTATACTTTTAATGGTAGGTTACCTGTGGCTATGGATTCATTTGGTGATTGCACATGTTAAAGGAAAGTAATTATGAACAAGATCCGAATGAGACTTTCGATGATGTTACACATTGGTTGGGTTACCTATCTCGTAAGGATACTGATAGCACTGAGTGTACTACTGAACGTAGTTCTTGGTGGAAGATTAAATCAAACTTTCTCAGCTAGGAACTGGGAATGGAAACGAAACAATAAAACTAATCTAGTGCGACCAATAGACGCATTGCTTGGAGAAGGGCATTGTAGTAGAGCATGGTCATACTGGAAGGTAAGGAGGAAATGGTAATGAAGAATATCCCGAAGCAAAGTGCCACGTTAGAAGAGGTGGTTGACTTTTATCGTAACTCAGATGCTTATCGTAGGTTGTCCTCCTCCTCACAAAAAGACTACGATAATCACTTGAGTGCTACCTTGATTACTGAGGTAGAGGGCAAACCGCTTCGGGGTTACCGCTGTAAGAACTTGAAGGTTCGACACATCACACAAGCATATGATCAATGGCTACAGATTGGTACTAGAACTGCCAACTATAGACGCAGTGTCCTTTCTGCTGCGTGGAAACATGCCATGCGTTATGATGTGATGATTCACAATCCAATCTCTTTGGTACAAACGGTTGCAGAAAAACCAAGGAAAGTACATTGGACACGTGAACAAGTGTCAATCTTTCTTGACACAGCTTACAGCGACTTTCGCTGGCGCAGCATTGGACTGATAGTTCATATGGCATACGATTGGGGTCAACGTGTGGGAGATATTCGGCTTCTTACATGGGATAGTTTAGACTTAAACCAATGTCGTATGGATATGACTCAGAGTAAACGTAATGCAGAGGTACACCTCCCAATCTCTGCTGATCTCTGTCAGATGCTGCGTCAGCAGAAGGAAGACTTTGGGTTTCAACAGTACGTAACACCAAGAGTTAAGCCAAGAGCAGGAGCATACACACCTTATGACAAGGAAGAAGTTTCCTTATATATCAATGACATCCTGGATGAAGCTAATCTTCCTAAAGAACTAACAGCTATGGATCTACGTAGAACAGCAGTCACAGAAATGATGGAGGGTGGCGTTGACTTAGCAGGTATCATGCAAGTAACAGGGCATCAGAATGCAGCATCAGTCAAGCCATACATGGTCAACACATTTAGTGGTGCAAGCAAAGCACTAGCAGCGAGAGGAGTAAAGGATGAAGATGCGTGAGTTTGTCAACGATCTAGATCTTAAAGATGATCAGAGATACAGAGGTGACTGTCCTCAATGCAGGGGCAAGAATACTTTTACTGCTGCTAAGATACTTGGTGAGATAAGGTACAACTGCTTCAAGCTAGGCTGTACTGTTGGTGGTATCTATGACACAGACATGACTGCAACAGAGATATATCACCGTATGAAAGAACAACAAATTGCACGTGCATACACAAACATAAAGAAGGAGAAGGAGACTATGGAAATACCACCTTATGTCGTGTCACCAAAGGCACAACACACCAAGCACCAACGCTTTGTAAGGCGATGGGGTATAGCTATTGGTGATACCATGTATGACGTGAAGGATGAACGTGTAGTCTTTCCTATCAAGCATGAAGGTAGAATAGTAGATGCTGTGGGTAGAGCAGTAGGTAAGAAGCAGCAACCCAAGTGGTATCGCTACACAGGCGAGGCTGATTACTATATGCATGGTAGTGGTGACATCTTACTTATTGTTGAGGATGTAGTATCAGCTATCATAGCTACACAAGAACTACCCTACATCACAGCTATGGCTATCTTAGGCACTAGCTTGAGTCCTAAACACATGGAGAAAATCCAAGAATACAATAAAGTTATCATAGCCTTAGATCCTGATGCTATTGGTAAGACAGTGGAGTATCGCAGAGAGATAGAGTTGTGGACAGGTAACAAGACCACCGCTATGAATTTAATAGATGACATAAAGTATAGGATGGAAGAAGACTTAGATAAACTAAAGGAGTTGTGTAATGAAACTAGCAGTAACTATTGACGTAGATGGAGATATAATGTATGTACCTGAAGGTAGCGTGTTTCCAAACTTCCCAAAGCCTAAGTTGTTTGACAACATGGAGGACGCAGAAGAGGAACGTGCTAAGTGGAACACAGGTGTGATCGTAGACTATGAGACAGGTAAATCTGTAGAACAGATAAGATCATTTACTGATGCAGAGAGAGCGAGAGCAAGAGTACGAGAGGAGATGAATAAAGATGATGGAACTAGCACTGGTAAAGACTCTACTCAATAGAGAGTTCTTTGATAATCATAAGGGCATACGTTGTCCTGATAAAATATTTAGTAAGGATGTGCGTAAAATAAAGCAAGCATTGGATACAGCTATGGAAGCCTACGATGGTGACCTAACTGTGTCTGACTTGCAAGCAGTGTTCAACCGAATCAATGCAAGCATGACCACCGCAACACGTACAGCATATGAAGATCTATTCAAGCGTATTGAAATAGCTGAACCTATCAAAGGTGAGATAGCAGAAGACACATTGTCTCAGTTATTTCAACAGCACGTGGGTGACCTTGTAGCTAACTTGGGCTTTGACTTTGTGAATGGTGCAGAGAATAGCCTTGAACCTTTACGTAAACTATTAGAGGAATATAAAGATGACTTTACTCCAAATCTTCGTGTCGAGTGGGATGATCACAGTCTTGATACTGTACTTGATGCAACGGCACTTGATTCGAAATGGTCATTCAATATATCCAGTCTGGCTCGTAGGGTGGAGGGTATCAGTGGCGGTCATCTTATTCTGGTTGGTGCTCGTCCTAATACTGGAAAGACTAGCTTTCACGCCTCACTTGTAGCAGCAGAGGGTGGCTTTGCACATCAAGGTGCTAAGTGTATTGTACTATGTAATGAAGAAGCATACACACGTGTGGCTGCACGATACATCAGTGCTTCATCTAACATGACGATGACTGAGGTACGTACTAACAAAGCCCTCGCATCCAAGCGATACCATCCTGTGTCAGAACGTATACAGTTCAAGGATAGTACAGGCAAAGGCATGGATTGGGTAGAGTCAGTCGTTAAGTTTGAGAAGCCTGACATAGTAATACTAGACATGGGCGATAAGTTTGCTGACATCAGATCAGAAAGATCAGACATTACACTCAAGGCAGCAGCTATCCATGCACGTAACATAGCCAAGCAGTATGACTGTGCTGTGATATGGATGTCTCAACTATCAGCAGAAGCAGAGGGCAGGGCAGACCTGAACCAAGCTATGATGGAAGGTAGTAAGACAGGTAAGGCAGCAGAGGCTGACCTTATGGTACTCATTGGTAAGACACAACAAGCAGAAGGAGAAGAGGAAGACCCAGTAAGATACTTGAACATAGCTAAGAACAAACTGAATGGCTACCAAGGTAAGATTACTTGTATGCTTGACGGTTCTAGATCGGTGTACTCAGCATGAGGCTAGTACTAGACGTAGAAAATACTATCACCAAACGTGATGACAAAGTACACGGTGATCCCTTTGAGCCTAGCAATCATTTGGTACAAGTGGGTATGCTAGATGTTGATGATCCTAAAGCTACACTTACAATCAAGACACTGGATCATAACGAGTCTAAAGATGACACAGGTTTCAACAGACTAGATATACAGTGGACACTAGACAATACCAAGCTGCTAATTATGCACAACGCACAGCACGACTTAATGTGGTTATGGCAGTGTGGCTTCAGGTATGATGGTGATATCTATGACACTATGCTTGCTGAGTATATACTAGATCGTGGACAAAGAAATGGACTAAGCTTACAAGCCTGTGCTGAACGTAGACAACTAGAGGTACAGAAGGATGATACTCTCAAAAGATATTTTAAAGAAGGTAAGAACACAAATGAGATACCATTGGATGAACTCAACTATTATCTTGAGCATGACCTGCTTACTACTAGTGAGTTGTTCCACTCTCAAGAAGCAGACTTCGCCAAGCCTGAATCTGCGTCCCTTAGTACAATCAAAAGAGTTACCTTCAATACCTGCAAAACCCTTACCGAAATCTATATGGCAGGATTCAAAGTCGATCTTCAAGAGTTGGAACGAGTAGCAAAGGAGTATGAGAATGAGAAAGCGGAGATTGAAACACGTCTGCAAAAGAAAGTCAGGGAAGTTATGGGTGACACTCCGATCAACTTACGCTCTCCTGAACAGAAGTCGCAGGTCTTATTCAGCAGAAGAGTACATGACAAGAAAGAATGGGCTGATCTCTTCGAGTTCACACAGACACAGCAAGAGTTTAAGGATGCCGTTGCAGCCAACTCCTCACCGATCTACAGGACACAGGCATACACCTGCCCTAGTTGCGAAGGACAAGGTAAAGTATACCGACTTAAAAAAGATGGAACGAAGTTTGCTAGACCTAATAAATGCAAAGATTGTGATGCAAAAGGATACAAACTAAAGGATAGTCAACAGATAGCAGGGCTACGCTTTACTGCACCAAGCAAGAAGTGGGTCAGTGCTAATGGATTCAACACAGGAAAGGATGAACTAGATGTATTATCTGCGACTGCTAGGAACAATAGAATGGACGAGGCTCTTAATTTCCTTTCTGATCTTAAACGTCATAATGCTATCAGCAGTTATCTATCTGCTTTTGTCAACGGAATACGGACGTACACTAAGGCAAACGGATTCTTGCACGTTGGACTTACGCAGCATATTACAGCCACTGGACGTTTTAGTGGAAGAAATCCCAACATGCAAAACATGCCAAGAGGAGGAACATTCCCAGTAAAGAAAGTATTTGTATCAAGATTTAATAATGGATTAATAATGGAGGCTGACTTTGCACAACTCGAATTTAGGACAGCAGCGTTCTTGGCACAGGATGAAACAGCGATGGAAGAAATCTCAACTGGTTTCGATGTACATGCTTACACAGCAAAAGTTATCACTGATGCAGGGCAACCAACAACACGTCAAGAAGCTAAAGAACACACGTTTGCACCACTCTTTGGAGCAAGCGGTTATGGACGCTCGAAAGCTGAAGCAACCTACTACACACACTTCAACGAAAAGTATAGAGGCATAGCTAACTGGCACAGGAACTTAGCTGATGAAGCACTACGCTTCATGAAGATAACAAACATATCTGGTAGGCAGTATGCTTTTCCTGATGTGACAAGACGCCACAGCGGTGTACCTACGCACTTCACTATGATTAAGAACTATCCAGTGCAGGGCTTTGCTACAGGTGATGTAGTGCCAGTTGTATTAAATGAGATGCATGAACGTTTACGACACATGAAGTCGTGTTTAGTTAATACTGTTCATGATTCTATGGTGGTTGATGTACATCCTGACGAGAAAGATCTAGTCTTGTCAATGGTGTGGACACTCAACCAGGATTTAAACAAAATAATAGAGGAGACATATGGAATTGAAATGAATGTGCCAATGCTTTTAGAAGCAAAAATAGGAAAGAATTGGCTTGACACAGTTGATATATAGTGTATAACTAAGATCTCTTTGACTCTATAAAAAAGGATATAGAATGAGTAATGAATTAGCAATAGCAACAGAACGTGGTCAATCAATGGCTGAACTTATGGGTGTATCATCTGCACCTGCTCAAGAGTACACGCCAAGTATATCACGTTTGGGAATGCTTCACCAGCCTATCATGGGTGAGGTAGATCTCAATGGCAAGATGATAAAGACAGAGGTAGTACCTGTAGGTGCATTCACCTTGAAGACAGGTGATGATATAGTCTACAGTGTGGGTGCAACTGTCCGTATCTTTGCCCAACGCAATCAGTGGCAACGTTGGAACAGTGATACTGAAGAGATGGAAAAGTCTGTGATGTCTAACACTCTCAACGGTGACTTGAAGGATAGCATTGGTGGGTTTAACTTAGGTAGACCTAGTGGTTATATAGAAGACTTCAATGCGTTGGACGATGCCACCAAACAATTGATACGATCAGTCAAGCGTGTTGTAGTGTACTATGGCACAGTCAGTCTTGATAGTCCTATGAATGATAAGGGTGAGCCTGTGTCTGCAGTTGAGTCCGTACCATTTGTATTGGATGTTAAGAACCGTGATAGCTTAAAGAGTATCAACGGTGTAATGAGTTCTTTTAAGAAGAAGAACATGTTACCTATCATGTCTACAATAAAGCTAGAAGGGGTGGAAGATAGCATACCTACTGGTGCAAAGTTTGGTAAGATCAGTGCTTCTTTGGGCGATGCTGTAGAGTTAATCTCTTCAGACAATGATATGCTCAAGGACTTCTTGGAACTTATTGAGTACAGTAATGGTAAGATTTTAGATCTACACCATGAACGTGCAAAAGGTCACAAGGATGAAGATGAATCTTTGGTACAAGAGATACTAAACAATGACTTTGTAGAGGTGGATGAATAATGAACCACCCTGCTGAACTACAAGTCTTTAGCTTTTTGCAGAAGGCTATGTCTGGTGAAGCTACTATGACAGAGGAGGTAGCCAATCAGGTTGCCTCCGATGTTAAGTCTGCTTTAGACAAACAGTTTAACTCTGGTCCACGTGACGAGTTCAAGCTACGTATGTCTAACATAGGCAGACCTACATGCCAGTTGTGGTTTGAGAAGAATGACCCTGAAGATAAGATACCATTACCTCCACACTTCCTGATGAACATGATCCTTGGTGACATTGTTGAGGCTGTGTTCAAAGGATTACTACGTGCAGCAGGTGCTGAGTTCAAAGACAATGATACTGTCACACTCAAGCTGCCTGATGGACAGGAGATCAACGGTGAGTACGACATGGAAATGGATGGCAAGATAGATGATGTTAAGTCTGCGTCACCTTGGTCATACCAGAATAAGTTTGACTCATTCGAATCTTTACAGAAGGGTGATGGCTTCGGTTACATCCCACAATTAGTTGGTTATTCTAAGGCCGCAGGAAAAGAAGTTGGCGGTTGGTGGGTGGTCAACAAAGGTAACGGTGAGTTTAAGTATGTCAGTGCTTCGGACGTTGACTCTGAGAAGGTATTACAGGACATCCAAGAAACGGTAAATTATATAGAGAAAGATAAGCCGTTCAAGAGATGCTTTGAACCTGTACCAGAGACATACTACAAGAAGCAATCAGGCAACCTTGTACTCAACAGTGCATGTAAGTTTTGTAGCTATAAACATAAGTGTTGGGAAACACTACAAACACTACCCTCAAGGGTATCTAAATCAAGCAATCCACCTGAAGTGGATTATGTATTTATAGGAGATAGCAATGGCTAAAATTACAATTAAACTAGAAGATGATAAAGAACGAGTACTACAAACAGATGACTTCAATGAAGAACAAAATGGTATCTTTGCTGAAGCAAGTGCTGCAGAACGAGAGTTAGTTCGATACAAATATTTGGTAGCTATCTTCAATGATCGTAGAGACTTCTTACTTGGTAAGTTACTAGAATCTGTAGACAAGGAAGATGATGGTACAAAGGAGACATAACAAAAAGTTATATCGCAGTGGCCTCGAACAAGAGGCTGCTGCTTTCCTCAAGACTAGACAAAAGACAGTAGAGTATGAGAAGTTAAAGATAGAATGGGAAGACTTACGCTATCGTACATACACTCCTGATTTTGAATTAGACAATGGTATCATCATAGAAACAAAAGGAATATTTAGTCCTGCAGATAGGCGCAAACATTTAGAAATACAAAGACAACATCCAAAGTTAGATATAAGGTTTGTATTTAGTAATGCTAAAGCTAGGTTATATAAGGGAGCCAAGTCAAGGTACTGTGATTGGTGTGAACAAAAAGGTTTCAAGTGGGCGCATCGTGTTATACCTGAAGGTTGGTTATTAGAAAAAGGCAAGCGCATGAAAGAGCAGCGTGTCGTAGTTAAAAGGAGATCTTAATGGGTCATGAAATAGAAGACGGTGAAGTTGCTATTGTTATAAAGCCAGAACTAGATGAGAATGGTGAATGGGATGGTGCGTTAAAAACAGGACTAGTGTTTGGCGGTAATCAACATCCTATGGCTATGAGAGCAGCTATGGATTTAGCTATGACTATGGCAGCTACAACGAATGTATTAGATGACTATCCAGAACTATATGATTACTTTGATGATGCTAGGGTAGAACTAGTAAAACAAATGTTTCCTAAAGCTTATGCTGAAACAGAACTTGAAATAGAAAAAGAAATGGAGTATACCAAAGAAGGTAACGTAATTAAATTAACTAAGTGGACAAAAACATTGGGTGAAGCATGAGCAAAAAAGAAGAAGAAGAATTTACTATAGAAGATGTCTTCAAAGATTTTTCAGATGAAAAGTTAAATGAAATGTTTAAGGAAGATTTGGTGAACAAACCATTTCACTATAATGTAGGTGGCGTAGAATGTATTGATGCTATCATGGCTGCGACTAATCAAAACAAAGAAGGATACCTACAGGGTAATGTAATGAAATATATATGGCGGTACAACTACAAGGGTGGCCTACAAGACTTACAAAAGGCAGAGTGGTATCTAAAAAAACTTATTGAGGTATATAAAGAGAAGCACAAATGAGTAATAAAAAATTTAGTGTGATGTACCTCATTGAAGTAGACGAGGACAATAACATATTATCATCTCATGAAGATGGACACGAAGAAGATGTGCATGATTTGATATCTAATCTTATGCACGATGTAGATGATGTAAAGATACATAACTTAATTGTTAAGGAGAGACAATGATAACACAAGAAGACATAGATCACTTTGCAGATATGCAGTCACCTATTATAGATATGAGTTACTATCAACAGGAGGCAGTGAAGACTGCTATCTATACTGACCCTATCATATATCCTGCGTTGGGCTTGGGTAATGAAGCAGGTGAAGTACAAGGCAAGATCAAGAAGATGCTGCGTGATGGTACGTTTGACAAGGATGCTATTGCTGCAGAGATTGGTGATGTGTTGTGGTATATTGCTGCACTGTGTCGTGACCTAGAGATAGACATGGCAGAGGTAGCACTAAAGAACTTAGCCAAGCTAAAGAGTAGACAAGAACGAGGTACGTTACAAGGGAGTGGAGACAAAAGATGAGTAACTTATTACCAACAGACTATCAGAGTTTTATACACCAATCACGGTACGCAAAGTACATTGACGGTAAAGGCCGTGAGTCATGGGCTGAGACAGTAGGACGATACGTTGATAACGTTGTACGTCCAAAGCTAGGCAACGACTCATGGGTAAATCAAATAGAGCAAGCCATACTTGGACTAGAAGTAATGCCAAGCATGAGAGCCATGATGACTAGTGGTGCTGCGTTGGATAGAGATAACACAGCAGGATACAACTGTAGCTACCTACCAGTGGATGACCCTAAGTCTTTCGATGAAGCTATGTTTATACTGTTGTGTGGTACAGGTGTAGGCTTTAGTGTGGAACGCCAGTTCGTACAGCAGCTACCTGAAGTACCTGAGTTATTTGATAGTGAGACAACCATTGTTGTTAAGGATAGCAAAGAGGGTTGGGCTAAAGCATACAGACAGCTATTAGCATTACTGTGGGCAGGTGAAATACCTAAGTGGGATGTATCTAAGGTAAGACCTGCAGGTGCTAGACTAAAAACTTTTGGGGGTAGAGCCAGTGGTCCTGGTCCTCTTGTCGAGTTGTTTAACTTCACAGTTACAACCTTCAAGTTGGCACAAGGACGTAAGCTATCTTCTATGGAATGCCACGACTTAATGTGTTTCATAGGTCAGATAGTTGTAGTAGGTGGTGTCAGACGTAGTGCTATGATCTCTTTGTCTAACCTTAGTGATGACCGTATGCGTCATGCTAAGTCAGGGCAGTGGTGGGAAACAGCAGCACATCGTGCGTTAGCTAACAATAGTGTGTCCTATACAGAGAAGCCTGACATCGAAACATTCATGCGAGAATGGACTGCTCTAGTAGAGAGTAAGTCTGGTGAGAGAGGTATATTTAATCGTGAAGCATCCAAGAAACAAGCTGAGAAATATGGTAGGCGTGATCCCAACCATGAGTTTGGAACTAATCCTTGCAGTGAGATCATACTTAGGCCGTATCAGTTCTGCAATCTTACTGAGGTTGTCGTTAGGGCAACTGACACACTGGATACGCTCAAGCGTAAAGTCAAGTTGGCTACGATTCTTGGCACTATTCAATCTTCCTTCACCCGATTTCCATATCTACGGAAAGTCTGGCAAAGAAACACAGAAGAAGAAAGACTCTTAGGTGTATCACTAACAGGTATCATGGACAATCCATTGATGACTGCAGTTAATTCTAACTTGGAGAAAACATTAAATGAACTACGAACTATCGCAGTGGATACTAATGCTGAATATGCTGAGTTGCTTGGCATACCTCAGTCTGCTGCTATTACCTGTGTCAAACCTTCGGGTACTGTCTCACAGTTGGTTGACAGTGCCAGTGGTATACATGCTCGTCACTCTCCATATTACATCCGTACTGTACGAGGTGATAATAAAGATCCCCTCACACAGTTTATGATAGATCAGAAAGTTCCTAACGAACCATGTGTATTCAAGGGTGACACTACAACTGTGTTCAGCTTCCCTGTTAAATCACCAGACGATGCTGTGACACGTAACGACATGACTGCTATTGAACAGCTAGAGACATGGCTCATGTACCAACGCCATTGGTGTGAGCATAAACCTAGTGTAACGATATCAGTACGAGATGACGAGTGGCTAGAGGTGGGGGCATTCGTTTATAAACACTTTGATGAAATGTCAGGTGTGTCATTTTTACCACACTCAGATCATACCTATCAGCAAGCACCTTATCAAGACTGTGGTAAGCATGACTATGAAATGTTACTGTCATGTATGCCAGAAAAGATTGACTGGAGTAAACTTTCAGAGTATGAACAAGAAGATAACACTAAGTCCAGTCAAACTTTTGCTTGCTCTGGTGATGTGTGTGAAGTAGTAGATATAACATAGGAGTAAGTAATGGGTTTTTGGGTTTTAATAGCACTGTTTATATTTGATGGGAAGCCAATGGTTATGAGTGACAACATCTTATATCCCAGTGTAGAGTCGTGCCACGAAGCAGCACAAGCACGTAGAGATACATTAGATGCTACCAAACCTGACTATGATTTTAAAGCAGATTATTGGGTATGGTGTACACAAATGCCAAAGGAGTTGTAATGGCAGATAAAAATTGCATGACATGCGATGTTAAACTAATACCAAAAGTAAACTGGACATGTGGTAATATAAGAAAAAAATTTTATATTTGTTGTGACTGTAGAAATAAACGTGAAGGCCCTCATAACAAAGGACGAATGTTTGTAAATGGTAAGTACATATCAAAGTCACATCCACTATACAAACCTGGACGCTACAAAACTTTTAGTGATGCAGCCTTTGATGGTACATATAAGTTAGACTCTATTAAGGAAGGATACGTGTATGCTATTACTAATCCTGCTTGGCCTGAGTGGGTTAAGATAGGAATGGCAATAGATGCTGACGATAGATGTAATGGCTATCAGACTAGTAGTCCTTTTAGAGACTACAAAGTAGAACACGTAGTTGTGACAAACAACAGACGTGCTGCTGAAGCAGAGGCACACAAAGCAGCAGGTAAGATTGCACAAGAGAGGAGAGGTGAATGGTTTAAGTTAAGTATTGAACAAGCCAAAACTATACTTGATAAATGCTCTGTTGTTGAAGAGACTAAAAGTAAAGTAGCATAAAATAAAAAAGGCCGCTAAATGCGGCCTCTTCTTTTATATCTTAGATGCTGTATTATATATGTCTCTCAGATAATCCATATAGTTTAACAGGATACTCAGTTCCCTGAAGTCCATGTCTTCTATACTACCGTCTATATTAAATTGTTCTTTAGCCATACGCATTGCTTCCCTTTGTAACTCTTTGGGCTTGCCTGATACTTTAGCTGCTAAACTTAGACGTGATTCCTCTTCCCCCATATAACCTTCTTGCATACGCTTTCTTACAGCTTTCTTTACGTTACTGACTTTCTTTTTCAGTAGTTGTCTTCTGTCTGTATCACTACCTTCTCTATAAGCTTTAGTGTTTGTCAACCTTGCTATTTCTTTTTCTAAGATAGGGGCTACAAACCCATTAAAGATTTTATCGTAGGCTGGTATCTTAGTTCTCTCACTAGCAGTAAATGCAAACATGTCAGACATTGAGTATGCTTTCTCTGTAGCTGTCCTTGCAGGTTTTACAGTAAGACCAAAGATACGAGTCAAAGGAGCAGGATCATATACCTCTCCTTCTCTTGTTGCTACTCTAAGTTCCTCACCTGTTACTGAGTCTTTACCTAGCTCAGTTCCAGCTACTGCATCTATACCATCAGCTAATGCTTCAAAAATATTGTCAACATACTTAGTGGCAGACTGAGTAAATATATTCATACCTTCAGCTTGTCTTACATCTTTGACACCGTCATTACCTGCTATGTATCCGAATGTTTTATTAACAAAGTCTATCGGTCTTGTAACACCTGCTACTACATTACCTGTTGCCTTAAAGAATGCATCTGCTTGTGCACCACGTTGCCCTTCATCGAAGTTTAACAAGGTATCCATAACATTTAACAAGTCATTACCGAACTGTGTATCCCTTGCTACCTGCCCTACAGCAAGCTGTGTAAGCACCTCTGTTTGTAGTTCTCTAGGTACAGGTTCACCCTTCAGGTACTTATTCATAGCACGTCCAGTTGCTAGAAAAATGGAGAACGGAAATGTGTTCTTAGCATCTATGATAGTACCACCGCTAGTCTCTACTTCAAATACACCAAGACCTTTTTGTTGTCTTTCTTCATCATACTGTATAGCAAGACCTAATGCAGTAGAACCAACTAGGAATCTACCAAAGGCTTCTTGCTCTGTCAGATCTACTCCTTGTCTCTTAGATCTAGTAGCAAAGTTTTTAACTACAGTAAATCCAGCTAATGGTGACCACTGATAAGCAGAGGCTACAACATTATTCATAAATCTACCGAATGGTATAATGAAACCTATTCCAGGAGTGTTGGAAGCAGATTCAACTAGTTTAGCTACACCTTTTAGAAGTTGATCATCTGTGGTGTAATCCTTGGCATACACAGATTTTAGTGTACTGTCTAGTGCAGCTTGTATTACGTCTTCAGTAATCTCCACACTGTCATCGGTTAAAGCTTGCTTCAGTGTTGTATTCTTAGTCATACGGAGATACTTATCCATCTCTGTCATAAACATCTGAGACTTTGTAAAGCTATCCTGTATCTTAACACCAGTTGCTTTAGCAGACGCATCAGCTATAGCCTCTGTATATTTTATGACACTACCATCAGGATTTATACCATATCTTTTTGCTGAAGTTTCTACGCCACCTGCCATAGTCTCAAACAGTATCTTAGATAGATCTTTGTTTTGATCTAAAAACTTCATGTATTGGTCATGAGTTGTGTATGGGTCAAGCAAGTTACGCATCTTCTGACCAAAGATATTCTTTAGTACACGTGCCTG